GTACCCGGCGAACCACACATGGCGCTTGTTACTTTTACCGACACATTGAATCGTCATGTACATGACCCAATGATGAAATGTATTGAAAGTGATATTGGACAGAATAGTAAGAATTTAGCAGATGCGTTAAATCGCACTCATACTGCTGAAGGCAAGTATATTTTACAAGTTTTACATTCAGAAGGTTTGATCAAAAAAGTTCAAACTGATGCTGTCATTATGACTCCTAATTCCAATACTAAAATTAAATTAGTTGACTTGAACAAAATTTTGACTGAAATGGAACAAGGGGAAGAAGCAGTAAAGCGTCTAGCAGAAATTGATCAAAGTCGAGGGATTCAAGATCCTGCAACTGTTGCTAAAAAAATGCGTGATAATAAAAAGTCTCCACCTGTTAAAGTGGCATCAAGTGATATATTATCTGACAATGCAATCGCAAACAATCTACGTCAACAGGCATCTAAAATGGATGCTGAAGCTAAAGGCTTATTAGCAGAATCAACTCGATTAATGAAAGAAGCCGCAGAATTGGATGGTGTTATAGTTGAATCTACTACATCTGATACAGCTAAAAAGAGAGGTCGTCCTGCAAAGGCTAAAGCATTAGCATAAATATAGCATGACACCAGATTACATTAGAAAATGGGAACATATTCTTGAGGACATCGAAAAAAGTAAAGTACCTGTACAGTTCATTAAAAAAATTATAGTAAAAATGTCTGGTAAAAAACAGCATACAATTAATGTACAGAATTTGATGAAACAAGGATTAGACCCAGAAGAGGTCGAGGAAGTAATTTCTCGTAAACTACATGAATTGGATCCGCTCATTACTAGTTTTGAGTTTGTTCTTAATGTAGAAAGTATAGCAGAAACAGTTCAACCAGAAACGGATAAACTTTTAAATAGATTATAAAATAAAAAACCCACTTAGTGGGTTTTTTTATTGACATTGCAAAAATCTTCATATATAATATAAAAATATGAAACAATATTTAGAACTATTACAGGATATTTTAGACGACGGAGAAGTTAAAGATGACCGAACTGGTATTGGCACCTATAGTGTTTTTGGACGTCATATTCGCTTTGATTTGCGTAGGGGTTTTCCCGCAGTCACTACTAAGAAATTGGCATGGAAGGCTTGCGTCGGTGAGCTTCTTTGGTTTATTGAAGGCTCTGGTAATGAGCGTAGATTGGCAGAACTCACCCATGGTACTTCCGAAGGAACGGTTACTATCTGGACGCCGAATGCGCTTTCACCGTATTGGAAACCAAAAGCAAAATTCGAAGGTGACTTGGGGCGGGTCTACGGAGTTCAATGGCGTCACTGGAACACATACCGTACAGAAAAAGACATGGGCCCGGCACACAAAGGTGGCACACGCCTCGCAGTGGATAGGACGGAAGTCGACCAATTGGCAAATCTCATTAAAGGATTAACTGAAGATCCTAATGGGCGCAGGCACATACTCAGTGCTTGGAACGTGAGCGAGTTAGACCAAATGGCATTGCCACCTTGTCACGTTATGAGCCAATTCTATGTTAACAAAAATAAAGAACTATCTTGTCATATGTATCAGCGTAGTGTTGATGTGTTCTTGGGATTGCCTTTTAACATTGCTAGTTACGCATTACTCACCCATTTGTTAGCACATCATTGTGGTCTAAAGGTTGGAGAGCTTGTTATCAGCACCGGTGATACGCATATCTATAAAAACCATGTTGACCAAGTTAAAGAACAATTAACACGTGAACCACATCCATTGCCTACATTGATGTTAAATGCTTCAAAGACAAACATCTTTGAGATGACAATGGCAGATATACATTTAGAAAACTATCAAAGTCATGGTGCAATTAAAGCGAATATGGCAGTATGAAAACAATAAAGATTAAAGTACATACAATTAAAATGGGTGACGTTGAAGATCCTGATTTGTATGTGGCTGAACCTATATGGAACTGGCAACAAACAGAAGCCGGTAAATGGATTATGGAAAATAGTAAAGAACAACCTATGTGGAATAGATCACCTGATCCTTATAATTATGGTCATAGCTATGATATCATAGCATGGTTAGAAGAAAAAGACTTAACATATTGGAAGTTGAAATACGAATGAACATTCTAGTAACAGGTGGTTTGGGGCTTATCGGACATAATGTAGTCAAGCGATTACAAGATGAAGGTCACATTATATCTATTATGGATACCAAAACAACTTATGGAATTATCTCCTACGATGAAATTGATTATTTGATGCGTAAACGATTGAAAAAAATCGGGGATGAGAGTTTTATCTATTCTAAAGACATTTGTGATGATGATGATGTTGACAGTGTGTTTAATATTGAACAGCCGGAGATCGTAATTCATATGGCTAGCTTTCCAAGACAAAAAGTAGTTAACGCAAATCCCACTAGGGGAAGTCGTGTTATGAGTGAAGGGTTGCTCAACTTGCTAGAAGCTAGTGCTAAGTATGAAGTACGCAAATTTGTATACATTAGTAGTTCAATGGTGTATGGAGATTTTACTGACGATGTTACTGAAGATGCCGTATGTAAACCACAAGGACAATACGGGATTATGAAATTAGCAGGCGAGTGGCTAGTTAAAGATTATGCACGAAAGGACAACATGGTTTATACTATTATTCGTCCTAGTGCTGTTTACGGACCTCTAGACGTAGAAGATAGGGTTGTTGCTAAGTTTATGCTTACTGCAATGCGAGGAGGCACGTTGAATGTTAATGGTGCGAGTGAGACATTAGACTTCACGTATGTTGATGATGCGGCAGATGGTATTGTTGCGGCAGCATTGAGTGATAACACAGAAAATAAGACTTACAATATAACAAAAAGTCATAGCTACAGTTTGCTAGATGCGGCAAATCTAGCAGTTAGTATTGCCGGGTCAGGGACAGTAAATGTCCGTGACAAAGACCCGGACTTCCCTAGCAGGGGAGCATTGAATATTGATGCCGCAAGAAAAGACTTTGGATTTGACCCCAAAGTTGATGTAGAAGAAGGTTTCCGTAATTACTACGAATGGCTATCTAATTCTACTTATTTTAATAAATAACATTATGTGGATAATATCTATTTTGCCCGAATGGGCGTTTCATCTAATTCTCACAGTGGGAATTATAGGCACGGTTGCTGGATTTGTTTTGGGAATGATTCCTTTAGTCAAACAATATAAAATACCGATTCAAGTCATTAGTTTACTTGTACTTTCTTTGGGATTATACCTAGAGGGAGGATTAGCAGACTATAAAGAATGGGAAGCTAGAGTTAAGGAAATGGAAGCCAAAGTAGCTGTAGCTGAAGAAAAAGCTAAAACGGTGAATGTGGAAGTACAAGAAAAGATTGTAACACAGACTAAAGTTATCAGAGAAAAAGGTAAAGACATAATCAAGTACATTGATAAAGAAGTCATTAAGACTGAAGAAGTTATCAAGTACATTGAAACGTGTCCTGTACCTAAAGCAATTATTGATATACATAACGATGCCGCAATATCAATATTAAACAAAGCCGCTGAACCAAAGGACAAGAAATGAAATTATTGATTGTATCATTGGTAATTATTCTTGCAGGATGCAGTACAACTGTTCCTGTTGCTAGAAAGTTCCCCGAAGCTCCTCAAGTTCTCAAAGAAAAATGTGAAAGTCTTAAACTTATACAGGGTGATAAAGTAGCTATAACAGAAATGTTAAAAGTTATTGTACACAATTATTCATTGTACCATGAATGTTCTACTAAAGTAGAAGGTTGGCAAGAGTGGTATGAAGCTCAAAAGAAAATCTTTAACGAAGTCAAATGAAATACATCATACTACTCGTATCATTAATGATTTCGGGATGTGCTAGTAAAGATTATTCTGTGTATGTAGAAGCACAGAAATCTATATCCAGAGACATTACTGTCACCGAAACTACTCGTATGTTAGCCATATCAGAGATGTTAAAAAGTCCCGATCCTAGTGTTAGACAGAACGGGACTTTATTATTACAACAACTACAACAGGCTAGACAACCCGTTGTAATTGAACTACCTAAAAATATATTTGGATTTTAATTACACCACGAAGTCTTGGCTTCACCGTAGTATTCACGTGCAAAACCCTGCTGGATAAGCATCCCTCTTAAACTTTTGCCGTCTAAAATAACGTCACCTAAAACACGTCCGCCGTACTTATCCCAGTCCATCAGTATAATTTGCTTCTTTTGTGCATTAGCAATTTGTTGTTTTGTGAATGCGGTTGCAGCCTCCCCACGCTGTGCCTCACTTGGGCATTTAGCACGGAAACCTTTTTCGGGAGTATCAACACCGAATACACGAATACTTAGCTCGGGTTTTAGCGGAGCCGGTAAGAATGGTGCTTGAAATGCAATTGTGTCACCATCGATAACTCTGGTAATCAATGCATCATATGTGACACCTGCTTTTTGTGTTTGAGCTATAGCCCCGGACACCGATGTGGATAATAGTAGTATAAATAATAGTTTTTTCATAGTTATGTATTTATTAATTTATCATAAATACTAGTAACACACTATTAGTGAAAGAGTAACATGCCACAATTAATTGAATTTATCGATATAGGAGAACTACCAAATGATGGTACAGGTGATCCTCTTCGTGTAGCATTTGACAAAATAAACAATAATTTTGCTAGAATCCCCACATTAAATCAGGGTGGACCAAACACAGCTATTCAGTATAACAATAACGGATTAAGTGGCGGAACAGCTAATTTAGTGTACGATGTACCAAATAATGCTGTTAGAATGAATACAGACATGGTACCTATTACAACAAATATAGTTGATTTAGGCAGTGATGAAAAGCGATATGCAAATTTATGGTTAGCAAAGAATGATTCACTGCACATCGGTAATGTAAGTATTCGAGAGAATTTGGGTGTTTTAAGTTTTTACAATCAAGCAAACAATTTAATACAATCTGATATTCAAGTAGGTAATATCTATTCTAGTGGCGATATATTTTCTATTGGGAACGTAACTAGTACCGGAACTATGACTATTCAGGGAGGGATAGGACTGAATGGTGGAATTTCAATTAACTCTGAAAGTTTTACAACACCCAATAATACAGCAAATCAAGTAATATATGAACTTCCGCAATTATCCTTTTCTACAGTTAAGTTTCAAATATCTAGCTATGTAGTTGATTCAAATGATAGTCAAACTGCTACTATTGTAGTACATAAAAGACACGACGGTATTAGGGCACAACATACTATTTTCGGAACAGTGTTTATTGGTAATGCAGTAACTAGATACAATGTTGATATTGCATATGGAAATCTTAGATTAATGGTTTCACCTATCCCCAATCTAGCCATACAACACTTATTCTCATACCAATCTGATACAGGAGTATTTGTGTGAGAGCGCATGAATTCATCTCGGAATCTAGCCAAAAGAAAATTTCTAAAAGACAAGCTCAATCGACAGCTGGGCTAAACACTTATGGTGATAGTGAACATGTGAGCGGTGATTATACTGCATACCGTTTAGGTATGGCGGTAGCAGGTGCAAATGGAAAAGATCCACTTAAGATGCCAGCAAAAAGTTGGATAGGTAAACAGAAATCAACCCACCCGTATACTAAGGAAGAACAGGAAATGCTAAAACAAGCATATAAAGCTGTAGGGGCAGAGTATAAAGACCTAAATCACGGTGATATGAAAAGTAAAGAATTAGATGATACTCACACCGTAAGTCCAGTTCTAGGATTCAAAGGCTACAAATAATTTTTCACTACATCATTCTGCGAATAAGTAATTCATATTTGCAGGATAATTATGATTGATATTAACAACACGCTGGATTTAATTAAATTAAAGTTCTTTAATGAATGGTTGTATACCGCACATCTATATGATGAAGGTGATGCAACATTTCATGCACAACTTACCACTCAGATGGTCAAGACTTATATTGACCCGTTAGACTTACCAAAACAATCTCTTATTTTAGATATGGGTTGTGGAGCAGGGTATTTCTTAGATGAAATGAAATCTCGTGGATATGACAATATGTACGGCATTACACTAAGTCCAAAAGACACAACTAATTGCACAGATAAGGGTCATAGAATTAAAAATTATGATATGAGTTTTATTCCACAAAAAGATGGATTCTATGATGAAAGTGTAGACTTTATTTTCTGTAGACATTCATTAGAACACAGTCCCTATCCTATTATTACATTAGCAGAATATAATAGGATATTAAAAGATAAATCTAAAATGTATATTGAGGTTCCCGCACCAGATACAGATAGAAAGCACGAATACAACGATAACCACTATAGTGTTTTGGGTATTAATCAATGGGATGCACTGTTAACCAGAGCAGGATTCAAGGTTGATACATGTAACACAGTAGAATTTGATATTGAATTACCCAAAGATATAGAAGATCCTGAAGGTGAAAAAGTTAAAATGCGTGAAAAGTTCTATGTTATGATGGTTACTAAAAAGTGCCCATTAGATATTAAATAATTCATAATAAATACATCATGACCTTTGATGTATGGAAACAAGCTAAAATACAGAACGGTCTTGAAAAACTCAAGACCGTTCCTACTCCACAGGAAAATCTTGATATCACACTAGATGATTTAAAAAGATTAAGCGGGGTAACTTCACAAGTTATTGGAGAAGAAAGTAATATAAGCATTACCGGGAACGAAAAAGCCCAGCTAATGAAGAAGCATGATATACGACCCGGTACACCCGAGTGGTTTCAACTATGGTTTAGTAGACCATATCTAACAGGCGAAAAGCCAGTAGGAAAATAACATGGCACTAAATGGAATATCAACATTAATGATAGCGAGTGGATCCACTCTCACAAAAAATGTCAGTCCACCGCATTCTAATACTGAGATTGTTGCTCCTTTCTCAGCTATTTGGAGTTTAAATTATGTGGGTGCTTTGGGAGCAACAAATAATGTTTCATACAAATTATATGTAACATCGTTGGGGATAGGCTCTGCCGTCACATTGACCAGTCATCAGACCGGTGATTATGCAGTAACAGCAGGCAACTTCTTGTATGATGAGTATGGAACTAGCATCGGCATCATAAAGGGCAATACTACAATAGACAATTATATGGCCAAAGCCGCGGCTGTTTGTGGGGCAGTCACTAATCCACTAATTGAAACAGTAATAAATGTCGCAACATACAAAGGCACGTGGAACGCTTTTACTAACACTCCTACACTGACTGATGGTATTGGCACAGAAGGTGATGCTTACGATACAACAACTGCTGGAACCAGCGGCGCCTTTCCTGCATATGGTGAACAAGACTGGCGCATCTACGCTACTGGTGTTTGGCAGAGAGTTGCTAAAACAACCACAACACAATGGACTATAACACCAGCCACCGGCGGCCTAGCAGACAAAGAGGCTAGACAGATTGCCAAACTTGATTTGGCCGAAACAAATAGAGCCGCATTAGGCAACCCTAGAGCAACATATGATATCACACAATTGCCAATACAGTATGACGGCACCACTATTATTGACAATCCTAACGAGAGCAGACTAATAGAAGGTCGTCCTTGGGCACCTTCAGAAGTATACACAGGCTTGGTTTTTACCTATGGTGAAGCCACAATCAGTTTTAAACTAGCTGGCGGAATTTTTTACAATGTTACATGCCCATATGGCGCTGGCGGATATCCATATGGACCGGGTGTTGATCCGGTGCTGTTAATGCCGGGTAACCAGTTAGCAGGCGGCACAAGTCCAGCTAATGACATATACTGGGAGTATACTGCTGTTAATGGTGTAATAACTGGATTTACTTATAGATCGGGTAATCCTAGGGTAGATACTATAGTAACATCAGGTCAACTATTATATATTGATGCCGGCGACACTAGCAGTTATTCTGGCTCGGGAACAACTTGGACGGACCGTAGTACATATCAAAATGATGCCACTTTGACCAACGGTCCATCCTTTACCAGTGCCGGTACAGCAAGTTATTTTAGTTTTAATGGCACTAATCAATTTGCTCCTGTAACAACATCTAAAATGAATGTGGCCCTGACTGGCAAGACCGCAATGTTTGCAATTAGAACTGTAAATGCTAACACCGCCAATGCTACTTATCGTAACTTGTTTGGTGGTAGCACCGCTGTCCGCAACTTCAATACCTATATGTATCATATATCAGGAACTACTTGGCGACTGCATTTCAGCACCGGTCCTACGTCTCCATGGGCGTACTCGGCATCCGAACCTTTTACCGTGACAGATAATGAGTGGATAGTTGTAGCCGCAACACAAACCACCGGTGGGGTAGTAACTTATTATGTCAATGGACAACAGATAGGCACACCAAATACTGGCGTAACATTTTATCAATTTATAAACAGTGGAGTAGAAGCAGTGGCCCGATCAGATAACTATTGGCGTGGCGACATTGGCGCAGTTGCTATCTACGGACAAGCATTAAACTCAGACCAAATTCAACAAAACTTCAACGCACTACGCGGCAAATACGGATTATAAATATAGTCCCCCTGTGTTTACTAAATAGTAATATGGCAAATCCTGCAACTCTAGTAAAAGATCCTTATGTAAAAACAAAGTTTGAAACAGAAAAGGACCTTGACGATTTTATAAAATGTTGTGACCCAGTTACTGGTCCAATGTATTTTCTAGATAATTTTTTCTACATACAACACCCAACAAGGGGTAGTATGGTTTATCATCCTTGGGAATATCAAAAACGATTGATTGATACATATCATAGTTATCGCTATTCAATTAGTTTGATGCCAAGACAAACAGGTAAGTCAACATCAGCCGCGGGCTATCTACTTTGGTACGCTATGTTTGTTCCAGACAGTACAATTCTTATTGCGGCACACAAGTATACAGGTGCTCAGGAGATTATGCAACGTATACGCTATGCATATGAAAACTGTCCACTACATATTAAAGCAGGTGTAACAACATACAACAAGGGCTCATTAGACTTTGAGAACGGTTCCCGCATTGTAAGTGCAACAACTACTGAAAACACAGGTCGTGGTATGTCTATTTCATTATTGTATGCTGATGAGTTTGCATTCGTTCGACCTACTATAGCCACAGAATTTTGGACTGCTATGGCGCCAACATTAGCGACAGGCGGTAAGTGTATTATTACAAGCACTCCTAACTCAGACGAAGATCAATTTGCTTTGATCTGGAAGGGTGCTAATAAAACGGAAGATGACTTTGGTAACAAAACAGAAGTTGGAATAAACGGTTTTAGAGCATACCGTGCATATTGGCAAGAGCATCCTGATCGTGATGACAAATGGGCCGAAGAGATGAAATCTCAACTGGGTCTAGATAGATTCCGACGAGAGATTGGTTGTGAGTTTATTATTGCTGATGAAACATTGATAAACCCTAATACTCTGATAGATTTAACTGGCACAGAACCTATTCATAGGATAGGACAGATTCGTTGGTTCAAAAGACCAATGAAGGGAAATTACTATGCTGTATCATTAGATCCAAGTCTTGGCACAGGTGGAGATAACGCGGCTATTGAAATATATGAAGCTAACACTACAACTCAGATAGGTGAGTGGAAGCACAACAAAACAGATATACCTAGTCAGATTAAGTTATTGTCACAAATAAACAAATATATTGTTGAATGTACCGGCGAACCAAACAACATATATTATTCAATTGAAAATAATACCATAGGTGAGGCTGCATTAGTATCATTAAATGAATACGGGGAATCAAATATACCAGGAATCTTTACCAGCGAACCAGGTAAGAAAAGAAGAGGGTTCACAACAACTAACAAGAGCAAATTAGCCGCTTGTGCTAAGTTTAAAACTTTATTAGAATCTAAAAAGATGACGGTTAGTAGTCATAGTCTTATTTCAGAATTAAAAACATTTGTGGCATTGGGTGGAAGTTATGAGGCCAAAGTAGGTGAAACTGACGATTTGGTTATGGCCTCATTACTAGCAGTAAGAATTATGCAACAAATAGGAGAATTCCATAGCAATATTGACAGTCAAATGCGTGACCACGAAGAATTTATTGCTCCCCTACCCTTTTTTGCAGTCTTGGGTTGATAAATACTATTATGTCAAAAAAACAAGAAACCATCCGAAACGAAATATACAACTTCTTAAAGACTAGGGGTTTTAGTCCTGTTAGTCTAGGAAGCGACGGAAAAGCATCACCTGTACCCGATGATGCTGAAGTATTTCAATTTGAATTAGTTCAGGGTGATAAAAATTACGGTAAAGTTTATGTAACTATTGATGGTTTACATCAACTGATAATTTATTTCAATGATGAAGTTGCTAATAGTCCTAAAAGCGTTCCAGGAGGTTTATCTTGGGAACAACTATTACGCACACTTAAGCAATTTGCTACACAAAGACAACTTAGTTTTAAACTAAGCAATCAAGATAATTTGGAAAACGATATGGCTAAAAGAGAACATTTAAAAAAACAAGAACAGGTATATGAGGGTTATTATCCTCAAGGCAAAAAAGCCAGCTACAATGATGCTGTACCTACTGTTACTATGCGTATACAACATTCAAAAGTAATGGAAGAAGGTGAAAAACGATTCCGTCATATTGAAAAGATATTTGTTGAAAATCAATTAGGTGAACGATTCTTATTGCCAACAAACAAACCAGGTCTTGGTCGTGTTTATGCCCGTCACATTGCTGAAGGTGGCAAAGCAAATGATGATCGTTGGAATCACATTGGTAGCTTATGCGAAGAATATAGTAAGATGGCAGGATTTGTTCGTGCTGTACGTAATGGTCAATTTAATGAATCAGCACAACAATTGGTCAATGAAGGGGTAAATCACTATCAATCATTGCGTGAATCTTTGGGTAGATTAGCAGGTCATCGTGGATACAATGCTTACTTTGAATCATGGACTCCGCCCTTAATGGAAGATGAAACTGATACAAGTAACATTAATGAATTGTTCGTACAAGAAACAGTTGATCCACGCATTGAATCAGTAATGCCAATCTTATCTAAACTTCACAAGAAGATTAGTGAGATGGCAGAAGTTGATGAGTTAAGCGAATGGGCTGACAATTTAATTAGTGGTGGCATCACTGAAGAAGAAGATTCGTTTGATCCATTAAAGCACATTGAGAAGAAAAATCAAAACCCTGCTATTAAGCAAGCCGCTAAAGATGTTGACCGTGGTGATTATGCCGCACGTGTTGCATTGAATAAAGCCGGCGGTGTACCTGATACACGAGGTCCAGTTGGTGTAACAACAGGTATGGAAGAATCCGAAATGGACACACCTAAAAGTGGTAAGCCCAGTAGACAAGATGTTGCAAAAAAGATGCATAGCATTTTGAGTAAGAGCGTAGACAAGAGCAACATGGCAAGAGTGAAGACTCAGCAAGAGGTTGGAAGTCGTGTTGCCGATATCGGTGCTGGTGGCAAAGAACATAATGTTAAAACTGATGCGGCATGGGATGCTAAAGAAAAAGGTTTAAGCGAAGATTCATTTGATAACCCAGTAGCCAGTGCTATTACTCGTAGAATCTTAATGCAACGTTCAGATTTATTAGCCAAATACGGTCCAGAAAAGGTAACAGCCGCTATTGACGATGTTGCTGACTTTGTTGGAGATACAGATGAAATCGGTAGTAGTGATGTTAGTGGTTGGGTTAAGCAAGTCGAGAGAGAACTTAATGGAGGAAGTGTATCAGAAGAAGTAGACACTGGTCAATATGATGCCCGTAAATCGACTCCCAAGTCTGGACCCACTCCAGAACAGGAAAAGAGCTTCCGTGAAAAACTGCGCCAATATAGCGATGAACTAGGACAGCGACAAAAGGAAAAAGAAGTATCAGAAAACCTAGACTCAGAACAAAAATCTGCAGGACAGTTTAGTCCAAAAGATAAATTTGCTAGACCCGGTAGCTTAGTTGGTGCTACTGAAAGTGTTGACCCGTTAATAAGAATTAAACACTTGTTGGGTAAATAAACTCACAAAAACCTCACTAAAAAGGTGAGGTTTACCATATCTGGCATAAATACTATTGACATACTTGTAAGTGTTTGCTATACTTACACTTGTGTTAGTCACTAATAGGTAGTGACGAATACTAAAAAAGAGACCATCTCAATTTACAAGGAAATATTATTATGGCATCATTAGCAGACATTCGTGCTCGTATCGCGGCACAAGAAAACAAATCAACAAAGGGTTCTGGAACCCAATCTGATAACTCAATTTATCCCCACTGGAATATGGATGAAGGTACTACTGGTACTATTCGTTTCTTGCCAGACGCAAATGCAAGCAATACATTTTTCTGGGTTGAAAGACAAATTATTAAACTTCCATTCAATGGTGTTAAGGGTGATCCTAATGTCAAACGAGTTGAAGTACAAGTACCATGCGTAGAAATGTATGGTGATAACTGCCCTATCTTGGCAGAAGTTCGTCCTTGGTATAAGGATGAAACATTGAAAGAAATGGCTAACAAATATTGGAAGAAGCGTTCATATTTGTTCCAAGGTTTTGTTCGTCAAAACCCACTAGGCGATGATAAGCAACCAGCGAATCCAATTCGTAGATTTGTTATCAGCCCACAAATCTTTACTATCATCAAATCAAGTTTGATGGATCCAGAGATGGAAGAATTGCCAACAGATTATTTGCGTGGTCTTGATTTTAATATTAAGAAAACAAGCAAAGGTGGTTACGCAGATTATTCTACAAGTAACTGGGCACGTAAAGAATCAGCACTAACTGAAGCAGAGGCAGCGGCCATTGAAGCACATAGTTTGTTCAACTTAGCAGACTTCTTACCTAAGAAGCCCGGTGAAGCAGAACTACGCATTATGAAAGAAATGTTTGAGGCAAGTGTTGATGGACAACCATACGACAATGATCGTTGGGGTAGTTACTATCGTCCTTATGGATTAGAAGCACCTGCAGGCGCGACCGCGGAAAAACAAACAGCTACTACTGAAACTAGAGCACCCGCAACAGCACCCGTAGCAGAAACTTCAGCACCATGGGAAGAAGATGCAGTGGCAGCAGCCGAATCTATTAAGATTCCTACAGCACAACCATCAAGTGACAAAGCACAAGACATTCTAGCAATGATTCGTGCTAGACAAAATAAAACTGCTTAATTGAAATGAGAGAGGGAAACCTCTCTCTATTAAGGAGAATTTTATGACACTACCAGACGAACGATACCGTGCTTTGGCACAAGGTAAAAAACTATTGGAAGAATTATGCGATCCGGGTAAAACACCTAGGGTACCAAGCATAGTTAGAGACCGAGCAAGAGGTGCATTGCGTCATTACCCCAGTGAATATGAATTGGGACTCATGGCAGAAAAATGTCCAGACTTGCTTGACAAAGAACAATTTATGCTACGTGTTAACGGCATGCGGCGATCATAAGTATTATTAGGAGAAGAAATTGGTAAAACCATTTGATGTTTCAAAGTTTAGAAAAGAAATTACAAAAAGTATAGAAGGATTAAGCATTGGATTTAACGACCCTACTGATTGGGTATCTACAGGAAATTATGCCCTTAATTATCTTATTAGCGGTGACTTTAATAAGGGCGTACCATTGGGTAAGGTTACTGTCTTTGCTGGAGAATCTGGTTCTGGTAAGTCTTACATTTGTTCAGGAAATCTTGTCAGACATGCACAAGAACAAGGGATCTTTGTGGTGCTCATTGACTCAGAAAATGCCTTGGATGAAACCTGGTTGCACAATCTTGGAGTGGATACGTCAGAAGCGAAACTTTTAAAACTTAACATGGCTATGATTGATGATGTAGCTAAAACGATTTCAGAATTTATGAAATCTTATAAAACATTACCTGAATTAGACAAGCCAAAAGTTTTGTTCATTATTGATTCATTGGGTATGTTATTAACACCAACTGACGTTAATCAGTTTGAAGCGGGTGATATGAAAGGTGATATGGGTCGTAAGCCTAAAGCACTTACATCACTTGTTCGTAACTGCGTAAACATGTTTGGTAGTCATAATGTAGGATTAATCGCTACTAATCATACATATGCTTCACAAGATATGTTTGATCCTGATGATAAAATCTCAGGTGGACAAGGTTTTGTTTATGCTTCAAGTATCGTTGTTGCTATGAAGAAATTAAAACTTAAAGAAGATGAAGATGGTAATAAGGTTAGTGAAGTACGAGGTATTCGTGCCGCATGTAAGATTATGAAAACTCGTTATGCAAAACCATTTGAATCTGTTCAAGTTAAGATTCCTTATGAAACAGGTATGAGTCCTTACTCAGGTCTATTAGACATGATTGAGAAAGCTGAACTTGTTAAGAAAGAAGGTAACAGTCTTGTGTATACAACACTTGATGGTGAAATCATTAAGAAGTTTCGTAAAGCATGGGAAGCAAATACTGATGGGTGCTTAGACAAGGTTATGGCAGAGTATGAAGAAAAATCAAATACTAAGATAAGTACTGTGACTAATTCGGAGGAGGAGGTCACAGAATGAGTTTAAATTTGATTACAGAAGTCTGGGAAGCGTTGCGTGAGCATATAGACTTTAACGACAGAAATGAAGCGGCAGATACCTTAGTAAATTTCTTGATGGATAACAACTATGAAGTTGACGATATCAAGGATGCATTCAAGGATAAAGACATTACTAAAGCACTTAAGGGCTATGCTGAACAACACTTCCAAGAAGAAGAATACGAAGAACACGAAGAAGACGAAGACCAAGAAGATTGGGATTAAATGAACTGGTATACAAGGATCACACAAGACCTTACTGTAATACCGGACTTCATTGCCCATTATGAGTCTGAACTCATCAAGGCAAAACAAGATGTAAAAATCTACGGCAATGTTGAAAAGAACATTGCCGCTTTGCCTGGTATCACTGAACAACGGTTTAACCAATTACAAGAGATTGAAGCAGTATTGTCTTATCTTAATATTCAATTACGGAAAATTCGCCGAAAACATTTTCAAAAGTATTTAGAAGCGTATAATAGAGCATTGACAAGTCGTGATGCTGAAAAGTATGTTGATGGCGAACAAGAAGTAATTGATTTTGAAACTCTTATCAATGAGGTTGCATTACTGCGTAATCGTTGGTTAGGAATTCTAAAAGGCATTGATGCTAAACAATGGCAAATGGGTCACATTGTCAGATTGCGTACAGCTGGTATGGAAGATATATCTATATCATAACTTTTAAACGGACTACAAATGACAGGAAAACAAATGCGGCAGACATTGAATCAGGTAAATTTATCCCCTAACGTTACTATAGGTGGTTCTTACAACACAAATTCTTATGGTAACTTAAACACAATTTCAATTAACTCACTTAACGGGTTTAATTCAAATGAGTTGTTTAATCATAATATGCACCCTGGTGTTAAAAAGTATGAAATTTATGAAAGCCCGGAAGATATTTTAGTACTGAGTGTAGCATGGAAGCGTTTACGAGATGCCGGCGTACACGGTACTGTTAGTAAATTGTTAGACCGTACTTTGTTTTCTTTGGTTATACCTGAAGATAGAACTGTCGCAAATGAAATCCGTGATTACTATAGTAAAAAAATTATGATGTTAAAGTTAAAAGGTATCGACCTCACTCCGTATCGTACAGACTTAAACACCTTTATTCACAGTGATGGAATGAAATTCCGTGAAGATGTTTTTGGTATGGTTTACTATTTGCCACAATTTTACACATACGACAATGAGTTAGATGAGGTACGTGAAAAAGTAAAAACTACTGATTTGATTTCTAATGTAATTAAAATGCCCGGTAAAGGTATACCACAAGACAAATCACTTGAACCAATTGCAAAAATTAAATTTGTAAATAAGCGATTAAAACAAAAACAATATTGGTTTAAAGATGTGCATACAGACGGTGGTGTAGTATTATCATTTGACAATAAAAATCCCCTAGAGCATATTTGGGACCACATGTTTGAAACAAAAGAATTACTTTCTATCAGAGGTCATTATTTTCTTAAAGAAAGAGATAATTTTGAATACTTTAGTGTATCAGATTGGAATTTGCTTAATATTTAAGCAAAACTGTTGTTAAAACACAACTACCCAAAATTTGACAATAATTGAATTTGGGCTTATAATAGAGTCTTATTCAGTTAATTAAAGGAGTTTGAAATGACATTACGATACGAAACAGTAGGTGAAATGATTGCTACAAATGAGCAAGAAAAACGTCAAATCCGCATGTATGGTTGTACTGAAGCCCAGATGAAAGAAGCTGTAGAACAAAGTATTACTTTTCGTTTCTCAGGTCCTACAATGATGGCCGCAAGTCTTATGTCTGATGCCCAAGAAATGATTAACACTGAGTATGGTGACATTGACTTCATGAGAGCCGAGGACGCCCGTCAAGCTCTAAATCGTGCAAAATGGATACTTTTTGAGTATTGCGACAAACGCTAAAATTTGACAATAAATGGATCTGGGTATATAATAGAGTCTTATTCAGTTGAAAGGTTATGTATGAAAGTAGAAACAGCACTTAAAGTTATTCAAAAAGAAGCCTTCTTTTTGGGTTTGAGCGTTATGGAAACAATGGATTTTATTGCAAAAAATCCATTAGCACAGCCCATGAAAACAATAGAAGCATTCAAGGTTCTTAGCCCTAAATCTACATTCCCCAAGAAAACCGTCAAAAATTTAATGACCGGAAAACTTATTGAAATTGATGCGGATACCCCCAACTGTTGCAACCCCGCTAGCGAAACTTATTGGTCAATGTAATTTGACAATAAATGGATATCGTGCTATAATAGAATCTTAAACAGTTAACTAACGGAGAAAATGTATGTCAACAATTCGTATCGTTTCAGGTTCATATCGCAATCAATCTGTTGATGGTGGTGTTTTCACACTAGTCAAGGGTTTTCAAACTAGTAAAAAAGGTAGTTATGTGACTGTAAAAAATGAAGGTAACTTTCCAGGTTACAGTAATGAAATTAAAGTTAAGGTTTTAAACATGAATGCTATTGAATTTATTAATGGTGCAACACCGGTTGCTACTGAAACAGTTGTTGAGTCTACAGTTGAGTCTACAATTGAAACTGATGTAGAAGCAATGGACCGAATCAAAGAGCGTTTTGGTATTCTTGATGAAATGTCTAAGGCATGTATTGCCGGTGATATTCGTTCTATGATTGTGACAGGCCCGCCTGGTGTCGGTAAGTCTTTTGGTGTTACTACACAAATGGAAAAAGCTAGCATGTTTGACAAAATTGCTGGACGCCGTGTTCGTTTTGAAATTGTCAAAGGCACAATGTCGGCTATTGGTCTGTTTGCATTGTTGTACAAATATTCTGACACTAAGAACGTTTTAGTGTTTGATGATTGTGATATTTGGGAAGATCAAGATGCAGTTAACATTCTCAAAGGTGCATTAGATTCAGGTAAGACACGTAGAATTAGTTACAACAAAGACAGTCGTATGTTGCGTGAAGAAGGTGTTCCTAACTCTTTTGATTTTCATGGTTCAATTATCTTTATCACTAACAAAACGTTTGATAACAAACGTGCGACAAAGATTCAACCCCACTTAGATGCGTTGCAGTCTCGTAGTCACTTTTTGGATTTGACTATCAATACTGAACGTGACAAAATGTTGCGTATCAAGCAAGTGCATCGTGATGCTGACCCCGGACTGTTTGTTGATTATGGTTTTTCTAAAGAAGAAGAAAACACTGTTCTAAACTTTATGTGGGACAATCACACTAAGTTGCGTGAAATCAGTTTACGTATGACATTGAAGATTGCTGATTTGGTAAAAATCAGTCCTAGCAATTGGCAAAATCTTGCTAAAGCTACATGTATGAAGAATTGATTTTCAGTAGTTGCTTTAGGTTAGGGGACTTAGGTCCCCTTTTTTTGCCTGTATGCTTGATTTATGATTGATATAAGTATATAATAAGAGAATGTCAAAAGTGAAGCCAAATACAAAAGAACAAACAATAGATTATCTAATTAGGTATCTTAGTTTAGGAACCTATGACAAAAAATTTCTGACTAATTTGTTACAGCTTAATGTTGCTCAAAGGAAACCTGTTACGACAAATCAAGCTGAATTATTAGATAAAATTTTAGTTAGATATCATAGACAGTTGGCTAAAAAAGAAATAGACAGTAAAGAATTAATTAACTTGTTGTGGACACTACCGCCAATAGAAAGTAGTCCACAATATACGCAAGCACATGTTTCATTAGAGGGTGATGAAATTATTTTAAGAACCCCCTATAAAAAAGAATTTGTTAAGCAGATAAAAGAAATTCAATATTTAAAATGGAACCGTGATGATAAATTATGGTCGGCTCCTAAAGCTGAATTCATTCTTAAAAAAATAATCAACTTAACTGATGAACATTTTAATAATGTGAATTTTTGCTCAGAGATAAAAACAATCATAGATAATTTATATGTTTATGAAACAGCTAAATTTTGGAATCCTACACTTACTAGAATTAATGGCAACTTGTATATAGTAGCGGCAAATGCAGAAGTCATGGATGCAATATCTTTCATTACATTGGATACTACTCCCTCTACTCTTGCTAGATTAACTAGAATGGGAATTATCATAGATCCTGAGTTGGTTGATGAATCAATGAATGATGTTATTTCGGGTGATGTGACTATAGACAATTTTAGTATAGAGACTATAATAAATTTTTTATTATTAATAAAGGCAGATTTAGTTGTACTTACAGAATGGTTTATGAAAAATAAAGATTTTGTAATGGAATTGGCAAACAACTTAAAAGCAAATAACATCAAAGTTAAAGTATTAAGGGGTAAAATTTTAACCACTGATAAAGAACAATATGTTGATTATAGAAAATATGAAATGCCAGTTAACATAAATGTAGGAATGTTAAAGTATAACCACGATAGTGTTCCTTTTCTAGCAAAGAATATATTTTTAGCTAACAGCACTACAACAAAGAATTTTATAAATGAAAGAATGTAAATTAATAATTAGAGATGAAGTAAATGTCAAACTTGAGGGCTTAGAATTGGGTGATCGTAAGACATTGATGAAAATGTTTGAATATGAAATACCCGGTGCGAGGTATCTACCTGCAGTAAGGTTAGGTAGATGGAATGGCAAAATGAGTTACTTCAGCCTAGGTGGTAGCACATACATTAATCTATTGCCTGAAATTCTTCCATTATTAGATCAAGCAGGGTATGACATTGAGTTAGATGATAACAGAGATTATCAAACTATGTTCGAATTTGCTGAAGTGTCCGAGGATACGTTCAAGCATAAAAATTGGCCCAAAGGTCACCCGCAGGAAGGCACACCTGTAGTATTGCGTGACTATCAAATTACTATTGTTAACAACTTTCTAAAGAATCCACAATCATTACAAGAAATTGCAACCGGTGCAGGTAAAACATTAATGACAGCCGCACTAAGTTCTAGTGTTGAGAAGTATGGTCGTAGTATTGTTATTGTACCTAACAAGAGTTTAGTAACACAAACAGAAGCTGATTATATTAATCTAGGATTAGATGTTGGTGTATATTTTGGTGATCGCAAAGAGTACAATAAGACACATACTATCTGTACTTGGCAAAGTCTTAACAATATGCTTAAGAAAACAAAAGCCGGTGAAGCAGATATTATGGACTTCATTGAAGGTGTTGTCTGTGTCATGGTTGATGAGGTCCACATGGCCAAAGCAGATGCACTAAAAACATTACTGACTGGAGTGTTTGCTAAGGTACCAATTCGTTGGGGGCTGACTGGAACTATTCCTAAAGCTAAGTTTGAAGTACAATCATTGTTTGTTAGTTTAGGCCCTGTTATCAGTAAGTTATCAGCAAGTGAACTACAAGATCAGGGTGTACTTGCACAATGTCACGTTAATATTGTACAACTAAAAGATGATGTAGAGTTTAGCAATTACCAAAGCGAGTTAAAACATTTACTTGAAGATACGCATAGATTAGATGCTATTGCTGAATTGATTCTTAAAATTAAAGAGAGTGGCAATACATTGATCCTAGTAGATAGAGTTAATGCAGGTAAAGAGATTGTTAGTAGATTACC